ACTGAGACGCAACACGGAAAAGGCTCTTGCTACGGCGAGGGTTTTCTGTTTCCCCTACACTTACCTAATGGCGACAATCACATGTCTGCGCTGCGGATACGAATGGAACGTCAACACCATTCGACGCAATACCAAACTGTGCACCTCATGCAGGGCACAGAAAGTGCAAACGGTACACACCAAGCAAGGCAAGTGCATTCCCTGGCACGGAAACTTTGCCGGCAACCAAGTAACCCCTGTCGACGATTACGGCAAACCGGTCATGCCAGGAGTTCGAGCGTGTGGCAACCAAGACTGTGTCGCCCCGTCACATGTTGTCGGTGGTCCCCTGTAAGCTAAACCCCAATAGCTAACAGAAAGGACAACCATCGTGGCTGTTCAAATAGAGTTCCAAGGGTTCATCAACGAAATCAAAACGTTCGAGTGGGGGACGGTGTATGAGATTTCACACAACCAGGTCCGAAAGTCACATCAGGGCGAATGGGAAACCGTAGGCCGAGACTATTTTTCCGTCATCGCTCCAGAAGATGCAAGAGAGCTCGGCAAAGACATGCGCGTCCTCGTGAAGGGCAAGTTCAAGTCGAAACGGTTTGACAAAAAAGATGGGTCCAAGGGAATCAGCCTGGAGGTCCGCGCCGAAAGCATCACTGTCCAAAGCTCCGGGAGTCGCCCTGAAGACAAGACTGGGCACGCAGCTGTAAACGCCATCTGGCCGACCACAGAAATTCCCGCCGAGCAGGTTCCCTTCTAATGGCAACCAAACTAGTCGCAACTTTTCTCATCGCCATCATCGCTTTGCTTGCATACCAAGCCGAACCGATAACAGCGACCATCGGATGGGTTGTCGTTAGCATTCTCACACTGTCACTCATCGTGTCGACCGTGCGGGGCGGTAAAGTGTAATGTGCTTAGTTTCTTTGTTCCCGGCAGACCAGCCCCACAAGGCTCGAAGAAAAGCGTCGGCCATGGGCGGTTTGTTGAAGCGTCAAAGTATTTGCCCGCTTGGAGAAAAGCCGTAACAGAGTTCGCCATTTACCAGGCTTCCTTGGATGGTTGGGATGTGGTTTCGGGGCCGGTTGAGTTGGAGATTGTTTTCTACCTTGACCGGCCTTCCTCTGTGTCTGCGAAGAAACGACCTTACCCTGTTGTCCCTCCCGATGTTGACAAACTTGTGCGAGGTGTAGGCGACGCCCTTTCCGATGCTGGAGTTTGGGACGACGACTCCCAGGTGGTCAAACTTGTTGCCTTTAAACGTTACGCTGACGGCCACGACACAGGCGCGTTCATTCAGGTTTCAACACTCGCTGAGAAACTTACTGAAAAAAGCACAGAAACACGGTAGACTTTCCCTGGTATAACACGAAAGGGAAACCATGCTGGAAAATCTGGAACCAATACAAAAAGTTTTACCATGCAAAGTCCGCACCATCATCGAAAGCCTCAACGAGTCCGACCGTGACATTCTCATCGCAGCGCTAACAGACACGACGAAGTGGCAAGATTGGCCTCTCTACAAAGCGCTCGAACAAAGAGGCGTCCAAGTGTCACCAAATGTTCTTATCAAACATCGACGCAACCTTTGCTCATGCAGGGCACTTAATGCTTGACAACCTAAAGCCTGCCGAAAAAGTGCAGGCACCAAAAAACTTTCGCCCCGGTGTCGAGTTTGACGGCAACGAAGGAACAGCGACCACACCAGGCTACGACAACGAACCAGAATCTTTCGACGAGTTCCTCAGAGACGCCGGGCTCGACCCGGAAGGCATTGACGTTATTCCACCTGTGCGAACCTCCCGATGGCAACAACAAAAAGAGGGCGAGCTTATTTGGCTCACCTCATACCGGTTCACGTTCCGCAAAAAAGCGTCCGACATCAACCTGCCAATACTTTTAGCTGAAGCAAAAAAGAAACTTGGCAAACCAAAACATGTGAAAGGCCAACCCAAAGCGCTCGTCGTGCTGTGGTCGGACTTACAGGTCGGAAAGGTTGACTACCGGGGAAACACGGAAAGCCTACTCGCCAGAGTGCAGCTAATGCGCTCCAGGCTCATAGAACAAATTAGGCAGGAAAAACCATCACAGGTTATCTTTGCCGACCTAGGCGACACAGTCGAAAACTTTTACAACGCAAACAGTGCGCAGCAGGCTTACTCGAACGACCTAAGCATCATGGAACAAGTCGACGTCGCCACCACCCTCGCCTACGGCACATTAAAAGAAATCGCCGAATATGTCCCCACCATCACCTATGCTTCCATCGGGTCCAACCATTGCCAGTTCAGAGCAGCTAACGGCAAAGTGATTGGCAAACCTACCGACGACTGGGGTGTCTTTATCGGAAGGCAGATAGCGCGGCTTTCCGAGGAGGCAGGCCACGGATGGAAGTTTCTCGAACCACAACCCCACGACGAATCACTCGCCATCGACGTGTTCGGTGACGGCTTCCACATCCTCGGCATGGTCCACGGCCACCAGGCAGCCAGACCAGACGCAATCCCAGACTGGTGGAGGAAACAATCTTTTGGCAATCAACCCATCTCGGACGCATCGTTGCTACTCCACGGACACTTCCACCACCTACGGGTCACAGAGCTCGGCTCAACACCCCGAGGCACATCCCGCTTTATTGTGATGGCTCCAACAATGGACAACGGGTCAAACTGGTTCAAAATGAAATCGGGTGAGGATTCCATCCCAGGCCTCGCGACGCTTATTCTCGAACAAGGAATCGACTACACAGGGACGGTGCACAAACTATGACAGCGATAGCAGGCGACGACCTCCCAGAAGAATGGAAACTTACAGACCAAATCCACTTAGAAGCATGGGCGTACCACAACAAAATTGACACCCTCGCCGAACACAATGCACTCGTCTGGTTCACCCGCGAACTACTCGACAACCACACACTCACAGACGAAGAAACCTTCGACCTGCAAGAGTTTCTCGACACCGCCACAACAGCACACACCATAATAGAAAACTATGAAGGCAAACATTACATCGCCGACTACATCGACCAACTAGAAAACGGAGACCCTGATGAGTAACGAACAAGCAATCCTCACCCTAGCCAACACCTACCGAGAAGAACTGCGCACCGCCACAGACATTAATAGCAGCCGAGAAAAACTTGAATGGTACCGGGACACCGCAACACCTTTATTCACCCAACAAAAAAACACATGAACCCCACCCCAGGGTTCCAACGGCCCTGCCTCACCTGCGGAACACTAGCGCGAGCTTCATACTGCGACACACACAAACCACAACCAACACGAAACCACCACCACACAACAAAACGAAAAGCCCACAAGACCCACCTATACGGAGGCACCTACAGGGCAAGAGCAAAACATGTCAGAAACACTGCACAAACATGTCACATCTGCGGGGAGGGGGGCAGGGGCCCCAGAGACCCCTGGGAAGCCGACCACGTCACACCAGCCTTAGGTTCACAATCACAACTTCTCCCAGCACACCGCTCATGCAACAGACAACGCGGAAACAAACCCATAACCACACACACACACACCAACCCACCAACACCACCCCCCACCGCCGGCCAAATATAGGGACGGGGTCAAACCTCAAAAGGGAAACACCAACACCCCGTCAGCCCCATCGCTCCGCATAGTGTCGCGAAAAGGAGACTTTTCTGAGGGCAGGCACTAACCTTAGAGGAAGGAGTGAGATGAGTCAAAAGGGTCGACCGCCGAAGCCGGTGGAGCAGAAACGTTTGTTGGGTAATCCTGGGAGGCGTCCGTTGCCTGACCGTTCTGGGGTTGATGTTATTCCGGGCGCGATGGTGGTGCCTGAGCCTGGCCGGTTGTTGGGTGCTGATGGGTTTACGATGTGGCATCGGGTGTGGTCTGCGGGTATTCCTTGGTTGTCGCCTCACACTGATGTTGAGTTGTTGTTGATGTTGTGCGAGTCTGTTGATGAGCGTGCCGATTTGGTTGTGCGTGTGCGTGAGTTGGGGGACAATTCTGACCGCCGTGCTTTGCGTGCGGTGAATGCTGAGATTGCGTCGAACTTGTCTTTGCTTGGTTTTACTCCGACCGATAGGACTCGGCTTGGGTTGGCTGAGGTGAAGCGGGAGTCGAAGTTGCAGCAGTTGCAGGCGAAGCGAGATGAACGGTGATTACTGTCGTGTCTGGTGCGCCTTGCTCTGGTAAGTCGACCTATGTTGTCGGTTTGTCTGAACCTGGCGACATTGTTGTCGACATGGATTTGTTGGCGTCGGCGTTGACGGTATCGGACAATGTTCATGTGTATTCGAACGAGGTGAGGGCGGTGGCTCGTGCGGCTCGTCGTGCTGCGGTGGGTGCAGCTTTGAGTGTTGGTCAATCTGGTGTGAGAGTGAACGTGTGGATTGTGCATACGGACCCTTCTGCGGATGCGTTGCGCCGATATAGGGTTTCTGGCGCTAGGGTGAAAGTGTTGAACCCTGGCCGGGATGAGTGTCTGGCTAGGTTGTTGAATCGTCCACAGTCTGAGCATGTTCGCACAAAAAGGGTTATTGATGAGTGGTTTGCAAAGCATTGAGCCTTGGCCGCCACGTTGGTTGACGCCTGTGCCGGAGGACGTGTTGCTTTCTGGTGATGGTGCTCATGTGATTGAGTTCGCGGAATCTTTTGGGATTATTACCAAGGATTCTGTCGCGGGTCTTTCTGGTGAACAGTTGGTGTTGCGTGATTGGCAGAAAGAGTTGTTGCTCAATGTGTTTGCGGGTCAAGGTGGACTTTTTCGGCATTCTGTTTCGCTGGTAGGTGTTCCTAGGAAGAACGGTAAGTCTGCGCTTGGCTCTGTGTTGTGTTTGTTTTCTTTGTTGAATGGTGCTCGCGGTGGTGAGGTGTATTCGGTGGCGGCAGAAAAGGAACAGGCTCGCATTGTTTTCGCTGATGCGAAACGGACGATTGAGTCGTCTCCTGAACTGTCTGAGGTTGTGAAACTTTATCGGGATGCGATTGAGTATCCAGAGCGTGGCTCTGTGTATCGGGTTTTGTCAGCTGAGGCTTACTCAAAAGAAGGACTGAATCCAAATTTCGTCCTGTTTGACGAGCTTCATGCTCAACCGAATCGGGAGCTTTTTGACGTTATGTCATTGGCTATGGGCTCCAGGGGAAGCCTTGCAAGCCTTGTGGCAATAACTACTGCTGGAGTGAAAACGGATTCTAAAGGGCAAGACTCTATCGCCTACGCGCTCTACAACTATGGGCGGGAACAGATACGTCTTGAGGATGCCGGAGAGCCATTCGATGAAACCTTTTTTATGGCCTGGTGGGAAGACGACGGCGACCATAGGAACCCAGAAACGTGGGCGCGAGCGAACCCTGGCTTTGGTGATTTGAACTCGCCTGAAGACTTTGAGTCGGCGGTGAGGCGCACACCCGAGTCTGCGTTCAGAACTAAACGAACAAACCAGTGGGTGTCGTCTGCGTTGTCATGGCTGCCCACAGGGTCTTGGGAGGAACTGCAGGGAGATTCGACCATCACACCGGACGATGAAATCATCCTCGGTTTTGACGGTTCTTTTTCTGGAGACTGCACTGTCATTGTCGCGGCGACTGTCCCCAAGGATGACGAACCTATTAGGTTGCAGCTTGTCAAAGTGTGGGAAAAAAACGTGGACGAGGACGGCGACGACTGGAGGGTTGATATTGCCGATGTGGAAAACACAATTATTGACTACTGCCAAAAACACCCAAAGGTCCGCGAGGTGGCTTGTGACCCTTTCCGGTGGCAACGGTCGATGATGGTGTTGGAGGAAAAAGGGTTGCCCATTGTGGAATACCCTTCAACGTCTCCCCGCCGGATGGTGGCGTCGTGTGCAAAGTTTTACGACATGGTGATGGACAAACAGTTAGTGCATTCTGGCGACCCTGTGCTGTCTCGTCACCTACAAAATGCGATAGTAAAAAGCGACAACATTGGGCCGCGAATTGTGAAAGAATCAAGGAACAGCCCCCGCAAAATTGATGCTGCGGTTGCCGCTGTAATTGCCGTGGACCGCGCGACGGTGGGTAGAATAGAACCAGTGGTCCCACAGTTTTTCGGATAGGACAAGTCTGTGCTTTCTTCAGCGTTACAAATTGGCGGGGCTTTGGCTATCACTATGGGCGCAGCACTAGTTTTTCTGCCTGCCGGTCTTGTCGTCGGTGGCGCTTTTCTTATTGTCATCGGTTTGGGGTTGGGTCGATAAATGGTTTTTGATAAGTTCTTCGAGCAGCGTGGCGTGAGCTACCAGTCCGTGTTTGCTTCAGGCGACGACATTTCGTTTGGCACATACTCTGGGACGAACATCAACGCCGATACTGTGTACACAGTTAACGCTGTTTTTTCTGCGGTGAACCTTATTTCGACAACACTGGCGACACTCCCTTTGGATGTTTTCATCCGTGACGATGGAACACGCAAACCCTTTAGGCCAAAACCTGAATGGGTCGGTCGCCCCGATGTGGACCTCACAAAAGAAGCTTTTTATTCTGCAGTGTTTTCTTCGATGCTTTTAGAGGGCAACGCTTTTATTCGGGTGTTTTCTAACCCCCGCGGTGAGGTTGTCAACCTTGTCGTGTTGAATCCGACAACAGTGTCGGTCAAACGCAACGGGCTGGGGCGCTTACAGTTTACGGTTGAGGGCGAGGACTCTCCCTTGTCTTCCGAAGAAATTGTGTTCATTCCGGACCTGGTCAAGCCTGGCAATGTGCGCGGCGTTGCTCGAACAGATGTTCTAAAAGAATCCTTTGGGTTGACTCTTGCCCTTGAACGCTACTCGCAAACATTTTTCGGTGGCGGCACAACCCTGCAAGGTGTCATCGAATACCCAGGCGCGTTGACCGCTGACCAGGCCTCTGATTTGAGAAACGGCTTTGACCAAAGTCACCGCGGTTGGAAGAAGGCGCACAAGACTGGCGTGCTGACAGGTGGCGCATCGTTCAAACCTACCCAGGTGGACCCCGAGAAGTCTCAAGCGATTGAAGCCCGCAGAATGGCCGTGGAGGATGTCGCTAGGGCTTTCAACGTGCCACCACACTTGCTTGGCCTTCCTGGGACAAACAGTTTCGCGAGCGTTGAAATGAACAACCTTGCATGGGTAACACACAACCTTAGGCCACTGGCCTCCAAGGTCGAATCTGCCATGTCTGTTTTGATGAACCGTTATCGCGGTGGGTCTGAAGCATTTTTGCGGTTCAACTTGGATGGTTTGTTGCGGGCGGATTTGCAGGCTCGAACAGCGTCTTATTCGACAATGTTGCAGGCTGGGGCGATGTCTATCAATGAGGTTCGCGCGTTGGAGGACATGCCACCCATTATGTCTGAAGCGGCGTCTCAACCTCGTGTGCCTTTGGCAAACGTGAACATTGATGATTCAAACGTGAAGGCGCAGATGGAGCGCGTCAAAATGGTGCAGTCGCTTGTGAATTCGGGCTTTACCCCTGCACAGGTGTTGCAGGTTATTGGGGTGCCAGCTATGGAGCACACCGGTTTGCCGTCTGTCCAGCTTCAGGGTGTCGCACAGGTTGACCCTGAGGACCCCGATTCGGCTTACAAGGACGAGGTTAAATAGTGCCATATTTTATTACAGACCAGCACCCAGATTGCCCGTTGTGGGCGACGGTAAAGGAAGACGGCGAGTCTATAGGGTGCCACGAAACTGAGCAAGACGCTATCGACCAGATGGTCGCGGTGAGCTCTGCCGAGGAGATGGAACCGGGCGGAACTTATGAGGGCGACTTCCGTGCTTTTGTGCCTTTGGATTTGTCTGCGCCTGCATGGGTGCGGGCGATAGCTCGCCGGTCTAACGATGAAGACCCTTTGGTCGTGGCGGTGTCGCAGGGCAACATGACGCCCGCGATGTGGGGCGATGTGCGCGACATTGTTTCGGTTGAGGGCGCAACTCTGTGGGGCGTGGTGTTGTCGGAGCGAACCCGCGACAGGCTGCATAAATATGCGGACGGCGTCGTTGATATAATTGTGGAACAAAACGAGGGCCGAGCTAAAGGTGAAGCTGTGAAAAAAATGGAAACACGGACCAACCAAACAACGTTTGAGGTGCGCGAACTTGCCGATGGCGACGGGATGACGTTTGAGGGTTACGCTTCGGTCTTCAATTCTCGGTCGGAAAATCTTGGTGGCTTTCATGAGGTTGTCGCACCTGGTGCTTTCAAAAGGTCTTTGCAGTCGCGTAACGACGTAAAACTGTTGTGGAATCACGACACGGGTGCCGTTCTGGGGTCGACAAGGGCAGGTTCTTTAACTTTGACGGAGGACAACGTGGGCTTGAAGGTTCGGGCTGTGTTGCCAAACACTACGCTTGGGAGGGACACCGCAGAGCTTATTCGGACGGGGCTGGTCGATTCGATGTCGTTTGGCTTTTCTGTTGTTCGTGACACTTGGGACGACACGGGAACCAATCGCACTTTGAACTCTGTAAGAATTCACGAAGCCAGCATCGTGAGCTTTCCTGCATATTCGGGCACTGCTGGCACAGTGTCAATGCGTGGCCTGGACCGCATTGCGCAACGCGCACAGGTTGATGTTGACGAGCTGGCGGACGCTTTGCTTAAAATTGAGTCTGGCGATGAACTTTCAGTGGAGGAGGCAAACTTGCTCAACCGTGTTGTGGATGAGTTGAAGCCGGTCGACAAGGAACCTGAAGTTGTGGGCGACCTTGGCTTGTTGGCTTTGAAGAAGAAAAAACTCGAATTGTTGGAGAGGTTCTAATGGCTACATTTGAAGACGTGCGCCGCGCTATTTTGAAGGTTGCGGGGAACCCTGATTCTGGGGTGGTAAGGGATTTGTCGGCGGCTATGGCTCGCGCTGTTGTTGCATTGGACGAGGAGCCTGTTCAGGAGAATCGCGTGTTGAAGGCTAAAGAAACGCGGTAGAAGCGGTCGGCCCCTACCGTTCACACCCTTTCGACGGTAGGGGTTTTCTTTGCCCTAAAATAGGTGTGGGGCTGGATGGTTTCGAC